CTCTACCTTCTGCTGCTTCTCGGACATCTGCACGCCCATCTGCATCTGCAAAAGCTGTGCTTTCAGGCGGTATTCGGTTTCGAGGACGGCAATCTCGCGCTGCATCTTAGCGGCTTCCTCAGCCTGAATCTTCTGCATCTCTAGCGCCAAGGTCTGCTGCTTGATCTGCTCTACCTGCGCCTGTGCCTGTGCTTGAAGCTCTGCCTTCTGCTGCTCCATAGCCATTGCACGCTCCTGCTCCTCAGCCTCGCGCTTCTTAGTCATATACGATAGGTAGCGGTTGGCGAGCTTGGTGTTTACCATGCCTCGGATAGTGATGGCATCCTCTAGCTTGATGAGCTTTCTATCCATCGCCGTGCGGATGTTGTCTTCGAGTAGGAGCCTGTCGTTGTCGTCTACGGCTACGTCGAAGAAGATACTCATGTCGCGAAGGGTCATTTCCTTCAACACCTCTATGGTCACTACCGCACCCCTACCGATGCTGTCCACCGTGAAATTCTTGTCGTAGCGGATGATGTCTTGGTACGCTAAGAAGGTGACGGTAGCTGTGCGCTTGACGACCGATATGAGCGCGTCTACCAAAAACTTAGTGGCGTTGTTGTATGAAGCATACTGAAACTTCTGCGTGCCTACGGGCGTTTCGTTGGATGGGTTGAACTCAGGGCGTCCTATGCCGTCAAGAAGCTCTGCCTTATGGAAGTTAAACTGCCCCACTAAGGCTGTTAGCTTGACGTTCTCAGCCCCCGTAGCCATATCCCTGATGGCGGGGGATGCGCTCTGAGGGTCACCGTCGGCGTTCAAGCTCTTGTATAGCTGAATACCCGACTGCTTGAAGATGCTCAAAAGCTCCATCGGAGAGGTGGGCACTTCGCCGCCGTCGAGCACGATGTCCATAAGTTTGTCTACGTCGATAGCGACCTCCGTAGGGCGCATCTGCGACATAATCTGTTGCATCTTGTAGGTGGCAAGGTGCATCTGATCTACGTGGGTGATGAGCCTCCACACAAGGCTAGTGTTGTGGTTGCGGTAGCTCTCGGTCATGTAGAAGTTGTATCCCGACACCACGTCCTCCTTGCGGGAGTTGGGACGCTGCATATTGCGCTTTCGACCCCATCCTATGATGTAGTCGGTGTCGAGGATGTACAGCCCAGTGTACAGATTGGTGACGGTCTTCTGATGTACCTTGTTCTTGCCGCTGACGTAGTTATCTTTCTTGCGGTAGTAACGCGCTACGCCGAGGCTGTTGGTGCGCTCCTCTCCCTTCACGATGTCGGGAAGGCGTACCTCTAGGCGAAGCACGGTCACTTGGAAGCTGTCGTAGTCGCGGTAGGCTAGGTTGCTTACGCTGCCGAAGATTAGGTTTTGACTAGCGGACTCGGTGTTGTTGGACTTGCTAGCGCGTTGAGCCACCTTCTCCCAATCCTTCTCGGATAGTACGTTGTCGGTGTCTAGGGCGCGTAGGTCTGCTATGGTCATTACCGACACCTCCCCCGCGTGCTGCATACCGTCCATCGACGGGTCTTTGCTGTAACTGAATACAGCGTTCTCAGGGTCTACGCGGCGTATGGAGATACGGGAGTTTTGTATGGTAGTGTTTGTACCGAGGAAGCCGTAGGTGGCGGCGTCGTCCACTAGCTGACGGCGTAGCTCGTTAAAGTTGTTTCTGTCAAAGGTGGTCTGTACGCCCATCTCAGCGGCTACCTCTACGGCTTGCTTGTAGGTGACGTCCATGTACACCTCTAGGCCTTCGTCGGTGTCGGCCTTTAGCTCTTTCTTGGGGAGTTCGATGCCCGATAGCTTCTTGTACTCATCCATCATTTTGTTGTGGATGAGGTCGCGGCGCATCTGCTTGAAGTCTTTGTCGCGTTGTGTAGCGCTCTTAGCGTCGGTGGCCTCGCATCGCACCTCGTACTTAGCGCTCGATATGCGCCCCACGATTTCGTTTATGACGCGGGGCATGATGGGAAGGGGGCGGTAGTTGATGTTGACGTAGAGGTTTTTCGCCTCTCCCATCTCGAAGTTCATCATGTCCTGATACCGCGCTGTGTCTTGCGTGGCGTCGCGGTACTGACGGCACATCTTTAGATAACCGTAGCGGTTTATGGGGATGGAGGATATGGAGCTAGAGCCTTGTACGGCTCCCGTGCCTCGCCACTCGTCGAGGGCGGCGCGTAGGTATTTAAGCCCGTACTGTGGCTTTAGCTTCTCATCCTGTGATGCCCACGGGTTAGGGAATGCTTGGTTGCTTGCCGCCATTAACGATTACTTCATATTGAGCAAAGATACGCTTTACATTGGGTTAATGTGGGGGTAATGTTATTATACTACCTCACCCTCTTAGCACCCACGGGGATCATGATGGGCTTCCTGCCCGTAGATGTCTTGGCGCTGTACGAAAGCCCTGAGAAAGCCTCGGACGTAGCAACAATGCACAACTGCGCCGCTACCGTGGCGTCGTGCTTGGTGCGCTCCTCTAGGTCGAAGTCGTACCAATCATTGAGCGAACGCGGAAACGGCATATTATCAAAGCACTCGTCGGCGTCGCCACCCATCCTACCCACATAAGAGGTAATCCAAGCCGCGTGTATGTTCGCTAGGTCGCTGTTAATCTCCTTGTTCGACGGCAAACCCCTGCGCTTTCGCTCCTTCAAAGAGTCCCTTTCGTTCTTGGGCATCATGCTCTTGGGTCTACGCAGAAGGAAAGCCCCGCAGCCCTCGCGGTCAAAGAAGTTCTCCATAGCCTGACTGCTGCGCTCCATAAGGATAGGCATACCGCTGTACCAAGACGCCTTGAGGCAGTCGTCGTAAAACTCCATCGCCGTCGCGGGGCGATCTATGTATTCCATGAAGAACCTGTTGCTAGGGGCGTCGGGAGCCGCTGGCATCATGCGCGTCTTAAACAACATGGCTCCGTTAGACCTTCGTCCTTCGTCCACGAAGTAGTCGTTATTGTACGGGTCTACGCCGCCGCCTCCCGTAGTGCCGTTCATAGGCTCGAAGCGCCCATCGCGCTCCTTGACGTTGTTTATAAGGGTTTCCGTCAAAGCCCACCGAGCGTCGAAATAAAACCGTCCGTCGGGGTCGGGCGTCGCTACTATCCTAGACTTACGCACTCCGTTCTGCCAATCGAGGCGGTAGCGTACAGGCGGCGGTATGTTCACGTCGTTATACGCCATCTGGTCGTTGATGCGGTACATCGAGAATAGCTTGCTGCCCGATGGCTCCCTAAACGCATCTTCGATGGTCATGGGAAACTCTCGCTTCTTGTCGCTTAGTTCGTCGGCGTCCTTAGCCCCTGCATACTCTACGTTCTCGATATACCAACGGCTGCCGTGTTCTACCCTAACACCCCTCCTATCGTAAACAGCGGCCTTAGGCTCATCCACGACCATGTTACCGTAGGCGTCGAAGCACCCCTCATACGTTTCGTGCGCAGGGAGGAAGAATCGGTATAGCCCCGAGGCGGTGTTACCTGCTGCAAGGCGCGTCGATATGTCGCTCTGCTCCCATAGCTTCTTATACCCCTTGCCGCCGTTCTTTAGGCGTTCCTGAGTACTCATCAGGTTAAACTTACCCACCACCCGAGTACCCTTCTTCATAGCGGGGCGAATCTTGTAGTAGTACTTATCTACGGGAATGTTTACGGGCCACTTAGCGCCCTCGTCCAATATCAGATACAGAATCTTCATAGAGTCATACGAGCGCAGGGCTGTGTTACGCCAAGAGATAAAGCTGTTGTGTCCTACTGTGGTCACGCCGCCGTCCTCAATGTCTTTCTGGCTCTTTACCGTGGGTGGTCGTATAGCGATGTCTTTCTTGAAGTCGCTGCGACGTTGGTACTCGGGCTTTAGCGGCCCCCATAGCTGAATCCATGCAGGGACGGTCTTCTCGATAAACAAAGCTGCGGCGTCTTCCCCCGTCTTGCTTATCGTCCCCACGTGGCTATCGCGTATCATAATAGCTAGATATATGCCTATCGCAATAGACTTATACGTGGCTCCCTGCCGTCGGCTTTTTAGCAGGATACTCCCTAGACATCTGTGGTCGAACACACAAGCCTCCACAAAGTAGAAATACTCCCTATCGGGTTCTCTGTACTCGGGGTAGTCTTCGTCAAGGCGTATAAACTGTAGGTAGAAGTAGTACATCGGCGACACCCACGTAGCCTCCCCGTTGCGGTACAGCCATCCCCCCGTGCCTGACTTAAAAGAAATCCTGTCGAGGTACTTGTCGATTAACGCCTTATGCCTCCACTCGTCCTCGGGGGCTATGGGGGGTAGGTCGTCGCGCTCCCACATCTGCTCCTTCTTGGGCTTGTCGTGGTTTATGAACTCATCAGCCCTCTTTCCGTAGGGCTTGGTGGGTATGGCTATGCGTAGCCCCTGCACCTCCACCACCTCGCCGATAGTGCCGTCCCTCGATATGTTTATGACATCATAATCCGCAAGGTAGCCAGGCTTCCACGACCGCTTTTTGTTGCGGGTCATGCGCGTGCTCTTGGGGATTATAGCATCGGTATCGAGGCTTACTATCATACATCGTCGAGGCTTGCCGCGCTTCTGCCTTCTATGGGGCGTTCTCTCGTGGTGGGCTGCCTTTGGGCGCGTTGTGTAGTAGGCGTGGCGTCCCCTTTTCGCATCTCCATCTCGTCGGCCATCTTACCTTCGAGGACAAACATACCGTAGTAGGCGTCGGCGGCGCGGGTCTTAGCTTCAATGGCTGCCTTGCGCTTGCTCTCGTCGTCCTCGGTGATAGATCGCTTCATCTCCTTTAGAAAGGTCTCTTTGGCTATCGTAGAAGCCTCTATGAACTGCTTGTAGTCGTTCTCGGCTAATAGCGATACGTCGCGCTTGTCTTTTACCTTAGCCATATAGCGTTATCCTTGCTTTGATCTGTCCTGCGGGGAGGTCGGCGTTGTGGTCTATATCCATGTGGAAGAAGTGCTTTGGCGAGTCCTCCACCACGTAACCCCCCGCACGTAGGGCGTCTACCAACAGCTTCACGTACACGATGCGGTTGTCGATGTCTAGGCGCACGTTCCCAATAAGGGAAACGGTGAACCGCGAAACCCCCTTTGGGATGGGGTGCTTCTCCAACAGGCGTAGGGCGATGTCTTTCTTTATCGCGTCTACATCCTTCTTACGCGCTGCCCAATGCTTGCCACCGTAGTAGTCGTTCAGCGACGGGCACTTAGGCATTACTATCTCTACTACTCTTTCCATAGCACGTCGTCCCATGTAACGCGAAATAACTTTCGACCCTCTATGTCTACAAGGAAGTCTGCATCCTTACGCACCCTCACCACGTCGCCTTGTTTAAGCCCCGTGTGCTTGATGCTGTCTTCGCTTATGTGTACCACCGTGCCTGTGTAGCCTTCGTAGACGAGTCCCTGATCGCCCTCTATGGAAATGCTACCCACGGTCTTCACCTCCCTCATGTAGGGTTCGAGGAATAAGTACTTACCCCACGGATGGAAACCTTCGCTATCTACGAAGCCATACATAATCTCCTCCTCGGGGTCGGTGTCTACCTCGTAGTGGAACTTACCGCCTATCGACACTCCCGCGTTTCTAAAGCTACTGTCGCTGTCCCTATGCACGAAGCAATGGTGATGGGCGTAGACCTTAACACCTTCTACAAGCCCTAGCGAGCGCATGGCGTCGTTGGTGGCTGTTATAGTGCCGTTGTTGGTGGCGTTGAACTGATAGTCCTCCATGCCCCCGACGTA